GCAGCCGCTGTGCCCGTGGGAGGTGCAGCGGTGTGAGGAATGTTTACTCAACGAAAGGCAGACCGTGACTGACGACATCGTCAAGGATCTGGTGGAGGAATTGGGACGGCTTACGGCGGCAACGTGGCTGTCCGTGCGTGGCCGACAGGCGGCGCGGCATTTGGTGCAGGAGTTGACGCGGATTCGTGCGGCCGCGGAACAGGTGGAGCAGTTCGCAAAAAAGAAACGAAAGGACGACCGATGAAAAAGTCAAAGACAGCGACCGAAAAAAAGCCCGTGATGGGCAGACCCCGCAAACATTCGCGGGACGCAATCACGTGCGTGGTCAAACTCCCGCCCGAGGTGGTGGCGTGGATTGATCAGCGATACACGACGCGGCAGGAAGGTCTGGCGGCGATCGTGGTAAATGCGGCGGGGGTGCAGTGATGCCACAAATCCGAATCTACATCGACGGCGACACGGAGCAGCCGACACCGACACCGGAACCGGAACCGGCAACGGATCTGCAGGCGGAGATTGACCGGATCAATCGGACACTGTCCGACGTGATGCGGCGCATCGCGAAAATCGAAAGTGACGTGCGAGGGGTGCGGATGCGACTGATCGAGGACAACGCGGAGGGGCAGGTACCATGACAGTCGTTTTATTTCTGCTGCTGTCATACCCCGCATTGGTCGGCGGCAGATACCTGCTGATTTTTCTGTTGCGAATGATCGGCGTGGTGTTGCTGAGTGCTCTAATGGTTGTGGCTATGTGTGCAGTGGCGTTAGGCGATGAACGTGGACAATATTGGGGGGGAACGAAATGAGTCTAATCCAAACACCCGAGCAACTGGCGGATGCAATCCGCAACGATCCGCAGCGAGTGGCGGAATGCCTGCACCGCATCAACCGATTCGGCGGGCAGGCGGTCGGCTGCAGTGTGCTGCAGCATTCGTTGGGTGTGTATTACAGATCGCTTGCGCAGCCGTTGAGCGTGCAACTGTGGGCACTACTCCACGATTGCCACGAGATCCTGACGGGCGACGTGCAGCGTATGTACGAGAACAGCGCGTTGACGCATCAGCAGAAACGGATCGACGGCATACTTCGTGAGGTGCTGGGAATCACGTTGTCTGGTGACCATGCGTTTGAGGTCCTGCAGGCTGACATAGCCGCGGGCACGTATGAATTCCACAGGGTGATTGCAGACCGGCACGTGTATTCCATGCTCGAACCAGTGGCTGACTGGGTCGACAGCGTGCAGGCGTTGCTGCAGGAGGTCGCCCGATGATGCTTCATCCAGTCATCGAACAACACAACCTTCACCGTTTGGCCGTGGGTTCAGCCGTCCTGCTGAAGATCCCGCGTGAACAGTTCACACCACTGCGGCGAGTCATTGCGTTTTACAACGAGTGCACCATTGACGGGACGGTGTTGAGGACGAAGATCGGGCCGGACGGAATCGAGGACTGCACGCCAGAGACTCACGAGGAACGCTGGCGGGCGGTGTGGGAATGCCTGGGGTGGAATCCTGACACAGCACGAGAGCAGTATATGGAGCGGAGGGCTGCACAATGATCCCATTGGCAATCAGACGGCACAGCCTGCAAGACCTGAAGCTGGGGCAGTCTGTGATGTTGACAGTACCACACTGCGAGGAACGGCAGATCCGCAGGGGCGTGGGCACGCTGAACGCAGAACGCAGCGACGGAATGCGGCTGAAGACTCTGCGGACTCCTGACGGCTTGCGGGTCTGGCTGGTGGAGTGCGTCGAGGTTTCCGACTGTCCTGAGTGGCAGACGGGCAAGTCCCGGCGGTTTCCGGGGCGCGATCCGGACGCGGTTCAAAAGGCGGTGGTCAAACTCAACGAGTGGGCGCGGGTGATGCGCCGCAGCTACAGGTTTCGCGTGGTCGTTCGGGACGGTGTCCCGATCGTGCTTAAGCTGCCCAAAAATAAAACGATCCGGATCAAGCGTGAGGCAGAATTGCTGCGGATCGTGAAGGCGGTGGAACGCCTGCGAGCGGGTCAGGGTACCGTGGTGCGTGATGTTGAGCGGCGTGATATCGTGCGGGCAAAGTGGCGGTGCAAGAAACGGCAGATCCGGTTTGTTGTGCGGTGTATCGGGGAATCAACGTGGGACGTTCAGAGGGTGAGCGAATGAGTGACACCTTCCACGAACAATCGGTGAAAGCCTCGCGCAAGGCCCGCCGGTGCGATTGGTGCGGGGAGCTGATCAACATCGGCCAGTCCTACGAGTCATACAGGTGGCGTGATGGCAGCGATGGTGGAACGGTCGTGATGCATCCGGAGTGTCGGCAGGCAATGGAGCGAACATCACGCGAAGAGGGCGGCTGGATTGACTGGGACCGGGGCGAAAATGTGCGGGGGAAATCGTGGGGGGAAATGGACGTGGCACAGAAAACAGGAGGGTGGCGAGAATGAGTGACGAACTGGCAAAAACGATTGAGCGTCTGGAGCTATGGGTGGAATACTGGGAACCGCACCAAGTGCCCGAATTGATTGCCGACGTGAAGACGCTGATCGGCACGGCAAAGGCTGCGCTACAAGTTGCTGCAACGCTGGAGAACGCAGAGCGGATCATGATAATGCACGAGGACGATGAAATCGAATCATACGCGGTACCATCGCAGGACGTGGATGGTGCAATCGAGACTCTGCGGGCAGGGGGTGACGAATGACCAGCCCCCACATACTCTGCATCATGTCACACTACACTGACCCGGCATTGTCTTTGAGACGTCTGGAGATCAGCCGGGCAACACTGCTGCCGTCATTGGCAGCACAGACGCGCAAGCCTACGCTGCACATCGTGGTGAGTGCAGATGACCCGCACCTGAAAGAGCGGCTGATTGAATACGATGCAACAGGCTGCGAGTGCTTGTTCTTGTACCGTGATTCGTGGCGATTGTACGGCGAAAACTGGAGCATTCCCGAGGGCCATTGCGTAATCGGGCGCGTGGACGATGACGATGTTCTGCGGTCCGATTTCTGCGCGGTCGTGCACGCCTGCGGGATGGTGCACAAAGAGCGGGCGATCATTTGGCCTGTCGGTCTTGTGTATTGGCGCGGGCAGATGTTTCGCCTGGAGCATCGCGGGAACCAGTATCTGACGCTGAGCACGTCCAGAGGAATCGACCCGCACCACAAGGCCCATGCGGTCATTCAGCGGGAATGGAAATCCGTGCGTGCATCGCTGGAGCCGGGCTGGATCTGGGTACGGCACGGGGACGCTGAGACATCGACGCTGTCGAAGTACCGGGCGACTGCTGCAGGTGCGTGGCAGTCAGACAAGTGGCCGGTGGATCTGGCGGCGGTCGATGCAGCGATTGCACCCAGTGGCATTCCGTCTGCCGATTATCGGGAGCACGGGCAGCGAGCGAGGGGTATGCGCGTCAGTCAGTGGCTTTCGGTGTACGGTTCGGACAAGGTCAGCGTGCACAACTACGGCAGTTTCTACGACGATCTTTTCCAGCGGCTGAAGCCGAAGGCATTGCTGGAGATTGGCGTCTATCGTGGGGCGAGTCTGAGGGCATGGAAAGCGGCGGGTGTGGGGCGGGTGGTCGGTATTGACAGAGACCCGACACAGAGCCACTGCGGTGAAGCGGTGTTATATGGCACCATGCCAGAGGATGCGCCAGCATTGGCGAAGCGTGTCGGAATGCTGGATCTGATCATCGACGATGGTTCGCACCTTTACCCGGATTACACAGCGACGGCTGAGGTGATGGGGCGTCGGCTGCGACCCGGTGGCGTGTACGTGATCGAAGACATCCAGACACAGGACAGCGTGGACAAGCTGCGGCGTGACGGCTGGACGATTGAGGACTGGCGTGAGCGAACTGGCAGGTATGATGACGTGATTGCTTGGAGGGTGAAGGAATGACCCCCAGAAAAAAATAAAAAAACAGAGTGAACGGGGTTGACACCGTTTGCCGATAGTGTAATATGTGGACGTCGCACTGAGGGGTGCGAAACACAAACAACAAATCTGGGAGATACGACGATGAGCGGCAAACTCGTTACTGTGACTGTGAAGGCTTTCGGCGGACGCATCGGCACACACACCTGCAGCGTTGACGCTGATGGCACTGTGCGAGTGTGGGACAGTGTGGCACGGTACTACACGACCTGCCACAGCCTGAGTGAACGCACGATGAATCGACTCCGCAAGTTGGCGGCAAAGTCTGGCATTGAAGGCTGACAACACAAACACAGCCCCGCTGCGAGTGCGGCGGGGCCTTTTGCGGGAGGAATGACCAATGATTGAGGATATCGTGGGATGCCTGATTGCGGTGGCGTTTGCGTGGGCGGCTGCAAGTCAGATCGGGGGTGAGGGATGAGCAACGAAGAAAAGTGGTCTCTGCTGTGGAATCATGACGTGCAATTCGGGTTCGTTTGCGGTGCGTTTGCCGGTGTGGCCGGTCTGATCCTGATATTTTTCGCGTTGGACGCATTCGCCCGCATCGTGACGGGTGCAAAGCGGCAGCCACAGCGGCAGCCGATTCGCGGACAGAACGGAGGGCGTGGGCAGTGATGGACAAGCGACTGGAAATCGTGGAGCGACTGAAAGAGCTTGAGGCGTTCCTTTGCACGGGCAAGAAAACCAAACGCGAATGCTGCAATGCACTCGGGTACGCATACGAACGGGCATTTTCGCGGGATCTGGAAGACCTTGAAACGCTGGGGAGCGGCGTTGTCCGGGTGGTCGATCCGGGGAAAAAGAGTCAATACTACTGCCCACGGGCAAAGGCGTTTTTCAGACACACATGAGGCCCTTCGGGCGGCGTAAGCTGTCCGGTCCCTTGGTCCTGCAGTCCGCAGCCACGAGCCTCGTGGCGACTCCCGGTGACTGCAGGGCCGGGGACGAATACACAAACACCAAACCACTGCAGCACAACAGCAGGTCCGCTGGCGGCTGATCCCCGCTGCGAATGATTCGCCGGTGGTTTTTCTGACACACACACAAACAGGAGGGAACATGAGCCTGACGTTTGGCAGCCTGTTTGCCGGGATTGGTGGTTTCGACTTGGGTTTTGAGCGGGCCGGCATGGTCTGCAAATGGCAGGTGGAAATTGACGACTACGCCAACAGGGTGCTTGCCAAACATTGGCCAGCAGTCCACAGAGAACGAGACATCCGGCAGTGTGGGGCGCACAACCTGCAGCCCGTCGATGTCATCTGCGGCGGGTTCCCGTGTCAGGATGTGTCAATCAGCGGAAGCAGAATCGGGGTGTACGGAGAACGATCTGGACTGTTCACAGAGGCAGTCAGAATCATTCGTGAGATTGGACCAAGAGTCGCGGTGCTGGAGAACGTCACAGGGTTGTTTGATGGAGGGATTGGCGAGGTTCTCTGGCATCTGGCCGCGATCGGGTATGATGCGGAATGGGATGTGCTTCCGGCAGCAGCCGTTGGTGCCCACCAGATTCGCGAACGGATTTTTATTCTGGCCTACCCCAAACACCAACGGATGGAGGGGAGACGGGGAGTTAGCGCAACTGAAAAGAAAATGCTGTTCGGTTCAGGAGTTTGTGAATCTAAGTCATCGGGCGGCTATTTCAAAACGGACAAAGCACTTGCCGAGTTCGCGAGGCGTCAAGCCGAATGGGACAGAGAACCCAGTGTGGGTCGAGTGGCTCATGGGGTTCCCAGAAGGGTGGACCGACTGCGAGGACTCGGAAACGCCGTAGTCCCACAGGTGGCGGAATTCATTGGCAGGCAGATTGTGCAACACATGACAGGAGGGAACGACGATGCCGTTACGGTCAAAGAAAATCCGACAACTCGGTGAGCGGGTTGTGGTGGAAATGGACATTCCCGACGACTGGCAGCCCGGACGAATTCACAGGGTACTGGCGGCGGTGCGCAAAGAGGATTACGAGTACATCGTGGAAATGGAATCGGGCGAGTATGTGCAGGTCGGTCCGCATCGCCTGGCGTACCAGATGCCGGAGCGAGAGCCACGCATACCGGAGGATGAATTGCGGCGGCGGTGTCTGGCAGAGCAGGCCAACTGGTCACCAGAGGAGCGGGAAAAACGATGGTGCGGTCCGAAGCGGACTGCGGTTGAAATTCAGGTGGTGCGCAGCAACGGAATGGCGAAGGGGGCACCTGATTATGAGCCATGAAAAACACGGGATTGAGATTCCCGGAACGCCGGTGGCACAGCCAAGACACAGGGTTTCAGCGCGAGGCGGATTTGCGCGAACGTATCTGCCAAAGAAGCATCCGGTGCACGAGTACAAGCGGCGTATTGCAGAGTACACAGAAGATTGGCCGGTGTTTGTTGGTCCGCTGAATGTCTTCATCGAACTGGCGTTTCCAATGCCAGCCAGTTGGAGCTACAAAAAACAGGCGGCGATGCGTGAGGCATGGCACACGCAGAAACCAGATATCGACAACGTCGTCAAGGCGATTCTGGATGCACTGAAAGACCGATGGCGAGACGATACACAGGTTGCGAGATTGACAGTTGATAAGCGGTGGACGGATTGCGAACAGGGTTGGACGTGGTTAGAAATTTTGGAGGCAACATGAAACGCAAAACGGCAGCAGTGGCAGCGGTCCCAATGGAGGCACCGCGACCACTCAAACAGGCGAAGAAATTCAGGACAAACGCGGACGGCAACGGCGGCTTAACGCTGGGGCGAAGGGCGCAGGAGTCTGTTATCATCCGCTGTGGTGATACGACGATTGAGGTTGTGATGGTTGAGATTCGCGGCGACCGGGCACGGCTGTATTTTAGCGCACCGAAACACGTCAAGCTGATTCGATCGGAGCTGGAGGGGAAGCCGGGTTATGATGATTGACAGGCGACTGGTGGCACGGTTGCAGGCAATGAAGCCGGGCGAACGGCTGATTTTACCAGCGAAGTATTCCGCAGAATTGAACGTGCGAAACCTGCTGGCGGCAGCGGGTGCACAGACGTGGGATTTGGTCCAGTTAATCGACGCGCAGAAACGCAGCCGGTGGATGGTCGGGAGGGTGCCATGAGTGGGGATAAGTTCGGGGCGTGGTTTGGGGTGCCGGAAACGATGGCACAGGACCGCGAAGACCGGGAGTTTGGCCGGACTGGTCCGGGCAGCCAGTGGGATCCTGGGGAGATGCCGTGGAATCCACGCCAGAGAATGCACCCGGATCTGGTTCAGCGGCTGCTGCAGGGCGGCGGGAAAGAAACGAATCAGCCCACAGTGGGCTGAGGTCTGATGGTTGTTTTCAGGAGATGCGAGCGGTGAAGATTACAACAGGTAAAAAACAAGTCCCTCGGCGCGTGATGCTGTACGGCACACACGGGATCGGGAAATCGTCGTGGGCAGCGCAGGCCCCCGGTGTTCTCTTTTTGAACGTCGAAGACGGGCTGAACGATATTGACTGCGCACGCACTGATCAGGTGCAGTCCTGGGAACAGGTGAACGCGGTCATCATGTGGCTGGCCAATAATCAGCATCAATACAGGTGGCTGGCGATTGATTCGGTGGATTGGCTGGAGGCCATCATCCACGCGCAGGTGGCAGCAGACGCGGGCAAAAAGTCGATTGCCGATATTGGATACGGGGCGGGCTACAAATCCGCTGTGGTGTATTGGGATAAGCTGCTGACGGGGCTGGACTGGCTGCGGAAGGAGAAGGGAATTGGTATCATTCTGCTGGCACATTGTGCCATCAAAAAACACCAGGACCCGACAGCGGAAAGCTACGACCGATACCAGCCCGCATTGCATGACACAGCCTCAGCACTACTGCAGGAATGGTGTGATGAGGTGCTGTTCGCGTCTTATCGGGTTTTCACCAAAAAGGAGGATCAGGGATTCAACCGGGACCGCGTGATTGCGTCAGGCAACGGCGAGCGGTTTGTGCGGTGTGTTGAGACTCCGACAGCACTGGCCAAAAACAGGCTGGCCATGCCGGAGGAAATTGAGTTCAACTGGGCGGCGTATGCTCAGTATGTTTCGGGTGTGTCGTCAGATGCGAAAGGTTGATTGCAATGGCGAATTTGCGAGGTATTGACATGTCCGGTGTTGAGGCGGAAACCCCACGGGGAGCACTGCCACCCGGCGAGTATCAGGCTGTCATCACAGACAGCGAACTGAAGCCGACGAAAAACGGAAGCGGGCAGTTCCTCGAACTGGTGTTGCAGGTTCAGGATGGGCCGTACAAGGGCCGGAAAATTTGGGACCGGCTGAACCTGTTCAACAACAACGCACAGGCGGTCTCGATTGCAAAGCAGCGGCTGAAGGCCATTCAGGATTCTGTGGGTGTTCCGAATCCCGGCGATTCTGTGCAGTTGCACAACCGACTGCTGACAGTCACGGTTGACGTGCGTGAGTACGAGGGTCGTGAGTCAAACGAGGTCAAAGGCTATGCCGTCAAGCGCAGCAGCGGGCAGCCGATGACACAGACCAGCTATCCAGCCCCCACTGCAGGGCAGATGGCAAATCCGTTCGGCTGATGGTGTGTGTGGGTGGTGTGCAGTCCCGGCAGCGGAAACGCTGCCGGGATTTTTGGCGGGGAGATGCGAGCGATGGAAGCACGGTGGTATCAGTCAGAGGCGAACGCGGCGGCGTGGCAGTACATCAGCAGCGGGCAGGGGAATCCGCTGATCGTCCTGCCGACTGGAGCGGGCAAGTCCATTGTCATTGCACTGCTCATTCGGCAGGCCGTGGAATGGGGGCAACGGGTGCTGGTGTTGGCGCACCGAAAGGAGCTGCTGCAGCAGAACGCGGAGAAGATCGAGCGGCTGACGGGGCTGCACGTGGGGCTGAATTCCGCAGGGCTGAAACAACGTGACATTGACAGCGCGGTCATCTGCTGCGGCATTCAGAGCGTCTATAGGGACGCGGCGGAGTTTGGCAAACGCGGGCTAGTGGTCATTGATGAGGCACATTTAATTTCCGACGATGCGGGCAGCATGTACGGGCAATTTCTGGCGGAGCTGCGGAAGTTGAATTCCCGGATGTTTTGCGTGGGGCTGACCGCGACACCCTACAGAACAAACGAGGGCAGTCTGTGCGGTGATGGTCGGCTGTTCTCGGGGGTCTGCTATGAAGCGAAAACAGGGACGCTGATTGAAGGTGGATATCTCAGCAAGTTGACCAACAACCCGGCAGACTCGCAAGCGGATCTGCAGGGCGTGGCAATACGCGGCGGGGAGTTTGTGGCGGCTGAAATGGAAAAGGCATTCAGCGGGGATGACATTATCCACGCTGCCTGCTGTGAGCTGACGATTGCCTGTGAGGGCCGGAACAGTGTGCTGGTGTTCTGTGCTGGTGTGAGTCACGCGGAACAAGTGGCGGCAGCCCTGCGGGATCTGACAGGGCAGGACGTGGGGCTGGTGACAGGCGAAACAGTTGCAATCGAGCGGCAGCGAGTGCTGACGGACTTCCGCAACGGCACACTCAGATGGTGCGTGAACGTGGACGTGCTGACAACCGGATTTGACGCGCCTGGCATTGACGCGGTGGCCGTCCTGAGGGCCACCATGAGCCCGGGGCTGTTCGCGCAGATTGTCGGGCGTGGCCTTCGGATTGCCGAGGGCAAAACGGATTGTCTCATTTTAGATTTCGGCGGCAATCTGCAAAGGCACGGGGCACTGGACGCGGATGATTACGGGATCAGCAAGCCGCGCAATTCCGACGGCAGTGAGGCCCCCTCAAAGGTCTGTCCGAAGTGCAAAAACGAGGTCCATTTGTCCGCCGTCAAGTGCAGTGAGTGCGGGCATCTGTTCGTTCGGCAGATGGATCAGACACCGAGACACGGTGACGAAATCGACACGACTTCCAGTATCGTGGGAGCACCGGAGCCGCAATGGTACGACGTGCAGGAAGTCCACTGGCATCTGCATCAGAAAAAGACAACACCCGGCAAACCGCCTACGCTGTGCGTGTCGTACTATGTCAGCGACGATACCATGCCTGCGGGAAATCTCGGCTGGATTGTGGTGCGTGAATGGGTGTGCTTCGAACACGAAGGATTCGCGCTATCGAAAGCGTTTGCGTGGTGGGATGCAAGATCTGTTTTTCCGTTTCCCGCGAGCGTGGCGGAAGCAATCACGGCACTCAATCATGGGTCAGCCCGGAAGCCTTCGCGGCTGTTGGTGAAGCGTGAGGGCCAGTGGGATCGGATTGTGCAGGCTGAGTTCAGCGAGGAAAAGCCGACGATGATTCGAGAACTGACGACGGCGGTGAATGAGTTTGGTGAAGATTGTCCGTTTTGATTTTTTTGGAGGGTGAGACGATGAACGAACGAAGGTGTGGGAATTGCCGGTGGTGGAAAGACGGAAAGACGGGCATGGGTAATTGCTGGAGGCGAGCACCGTTTGAAACAACGTGGAAAACATCGTTTTGCGGCGAGTGGGCAGACGCGAGCATTACGCCGGAGCAGGAGGATCGGCAGGAACTGACACGGCGGTTTGCGGTGGCGATTATGAGCGCGGAATACGGTGGCAATTTGGAGCCTGATCGGGTCTGGTCGGCAGCAAAAAGTTTTGCGGCAGCAGAACCACAGATTCAGAGGGAGGAAAAGCAGTGAGCGACGAACAACAAACACAGCAGGCAGACGACCCGAGCGGCGATGGGTGGCGGGACGTGGAGGTGGGCGAAATTCTGCAATCGAGTGACATGCTCTCCGATGGCACGAGATTCGTGCACACCGACGCTGCTGGCTCCCGATGCACATGGCAAGGTGTTTACCGCCGACGCATCGAACAACAGGCAGAGCCAGAGCCACAACCAGAGCCACAACCAGAGCCACAGCTAACCCCAGACGACCCAAGCGGGCCGGGCTGGCGGGATGTTTCGTCAGGTGAGATTCTCCATGTAGACGACATGGTGAAACGAGACAACGGGTGGGGCAGGACGCGAGCTGCCGGTACCCCGGCGGGTTATCAGCGCTACCGCCGACGCATCGAGCAACAGCAGCCGAGCGACAGCGAGCCGGAGACGATGGACGATCTGCGGAAACGACTGGCAGAGTGTGAGGTGTTGCTGGCCGAGTCCAATCGTAAGGTCACACAACTGGAGGACTTGGTGGGCAGCCTGCGGGCAATCAACGAGGCGCAGGAGAAAGCCTTCGAGGCAGCGGGCAAGGAGAACACCGACCTGCAGCACCGACTGAATGTCGTTGCGACCGAATGGGCGGAGCAGGCCGAAACGATCAGACGACTGCAGATCGAACTGGACGCAGCGCAGCAGGTGCCACAGGCCATTGCAGACCGATTTGAGGAGGGATGGAATCAGGGCACAGCCCGAGCCGTTGAGATGGTGCTGGAATGGCTGGAGCCGATCCAGGCGGTTGATAATGAGCACCTGGCCAACGAGACTCTGCAACACCTTCCGCAGATCATGCGGCACCTGACAGGGCTGGCACAAGATTGACGACGGGCACAGGCTGCCCCATAATGTGACGACCGCGCAGCCGAGATGCGAACGGGTGCGCGGTACAAAGACAATGCCCCAATCCAGCCCGATAGGCTGGTCTCGCCCGCACGTTCTGCCGTTTCGCATCCGGCAGGACGTGCGGTTTTTTGTTTGGGTGCAACAATGGATTACAGCAGAGTACCGGCGGAACTGACAGCCCTGCGACGATGGATGCTGTGGGAGGATCGGCGCGGCAACAAAGTCCCGATCCAATGCACGGGCAGCCCGGCGAAAAGCAATGACCCGGACACATGGAACGACTTCGCGGCGGTGGACGGCAGGCCGAAGATCGCCACGGTGGTGGAGGCACCATACACCGGCGTAGATTTGGATAATTGCCTGGACGAATCCGGCAATCTGCGACCATGGGCACTGCCGATCGTCGCCAGGCTCATCGGCTGCAGCTATGCCGAGGTGTCCCCCAGTGGACGCGGCATCAAATTTCTGACACGGGCGCGGAAGCCGGAGGGCAGCACCTGCCAGCACAAATTCGGTGCCGAAAAGGAACAGGTTGAGTGCTACGACCACGGCAGATTCTGGACAATTACGGGCGAGGTGTACGGGGACTGTGAGGCCATCGGAGACGGGCAACAGGCGATTGACTGGCTTTGCTCGGAGTATTTGACGCCAAAACAGCCGGAGGCCGTCAAACGCAGTCCTGTGCGTTCTGGCGTGGTCCCTGATGACGGGTTGTTGAAGCGGGCGACAGCCTACGCAGCCGAGGTGCCGGGAGTGCTGGAGGGTGGCCGACAGGCGGCGGCGTTCTCTCTGTCCGGACATTTGCACGCCATGACGGACCACGACGGGCGGCGACTGACGCCAGACCAGATTGCGGATCTGGTCAGCGAGTGGAACAGCCGCAATCTGCCCCCGCTGGAGCAGGCCGAACTGGAACGGGCGGTGCTGAACGGGGGCAGCAAGGGGACACCACGGGCGGACAAGCTGCCACCCGAGATTCCGCAGGTAGACGTGGACCTGTCATTCCTGGACAAACCCAGACCGGCGACCGTCAAGCCTGCTGCAGGTCCGGACCACAAACTGCCGTCCGAGTTGCTGCAGATTCCGGGGCTGATTGGTGACGTGATGGACTACAACCTGCGGACGGCACACTACCCGCTGCCGGAGCTGGCACTGGCCGGAGCCATTGCCCTGATGAGCGTGTTGACCGGGGGCAAGGTTGTGGACAAAGGCCGGACACGCACAAATCTTTTTGTCCTGGGGCTGGCACCATCGGGAGGGGGCAAGGACCACAGCCGCAAACTCAACAGGCTGATCCTGCGAGCAGCGGGACACGGGGAAACCGTGGGGCCGGAGCGAATTGGCAGCCATGCGGGAATTATCGCCACGATGGCAGAGCAGTGGCTGACGCTTTTTCAGCTTGACGAAATCAGCCATCTGGTGATGGCAATGCAGGACCGGGGCAGCCCGCATTTGGTGCAGATTTCCGCCGTGTTGATGCAACTGTTTTCATCTGCTGATGGTGAGTGGATTGCAGATGCGTATGGGGACCGGAACAAAATCAAACGGCTGCAGTATCCGCACGCGGTGCTGTACGGCACAGCAGTCCCGGAGGGGTTCTGGGAATCCCTGACGGAAGACAATCTGAAAGGGGGATTGATTGGCCGGTGCTTGGTGTTCGAGTCCCCAAGATACGTGGACTACCAGGAGCCGTCAGAAGATGAGATCCCGCAATCCATCATCGACCGGGCGCGATGGTGGCTGGATCTGCAGACCGGAACTGGCAATCTGGCAGACGTGGTGCCAGGGGCACACCCGCGCAAGGTCGATCGGGATGAACAGGCACAGCAACGACTGCATCAGCACACACTGGACATCAGCAAGCGGCGGATGACGGAAGACCCGACACGGTCGGCAATCTGGAGCCGGGCAGCGGAGAAGACGCACAAGCTGGCACTTCTGTTTGCCTGCAGTCGGTGCAATGGGGAGTGCTGGCCGACGATTCGGCTGGAGGATGCAGACCGGGCCATCCGGTTGAACAACTGGCTGACGCGCAGGATGCTCCTGGCGGCTGACAGGCACGTTTCCGGCAGTGAGTTCGGGCGACTGGTCAACCAGATGCGAGCGTTGCTGATTGAGAGGCCTGGGGAGCCGTGGACACTTACGCAGATTTGCAAACGCACCCGCAAGCTGACACCACGGCAGCGGCAGGATATCCTTCAGACTCTGATCCAGTCAGGGGACATCACAACAGAGACCGTAGAGGCAAACAAACGGGCACAGGTGCAGTATCGAAGCAGCGAGCAAACCGACTGAAATTCAGGCGCAAAAGTGCGCAATTGCGGCTGCGTGAACATGCCAGAATTCCCATCGTTTCACCTGAATTTCACGTAGGTGCGCAATTGCCGAAAGTGGTTGGTAGTAAGTAGTTAAGTATATATAAGAGAGTAAAATTCCTCAATTTCATACCCCCCCCCTGATTTTACCCATTTTGAGCCGTTTTGGCCTGTTTTTCTTTTCCCGCGTGAAATGCGCAATTCTGAGGAACGTGAACAAAATGACACGACGGACCATCGACGAAACCGGGCGGGACATCAGCGAGCCACAGCGACAGCCGGAGCCGATCTGGACAGGGTGGTATTGGACGGGAACCCATGTTGTTTGGGTGATCGGGACATCGTGGACACACCAGACCGTGTACTATCAATACAAAGGTGCGCTCGGAGGGGTGCTGGGCTGGGAGTGGTCAAAACACGTGACACATTGGCGGCGAGTGCATGAGGCCGTGCAGGAGTCCGGGCAGGGGTTTGGTTGGAGGCCAGACTCTCGAACCTGTTGACAATCCCAAATCCCGTGGCCACAATGGTCAGCAACGGAGGACGGCAGGACGCCAACACACAACAGGGCCAGGACGGCCGCGCGGCTGCCGTGCCACCTCCGGGCGCACCATACGGCAGCCGCGATTTCTATTCCTGTGGCGGGATTACGGAGGCGGTTGGTATGGGTAAGGCGGCGCAGAAATTTGCGGCATCGGTGACGGGCAAGTGTGGCGGGTTGACCGGCAGCAATGAGGACGGCGACAGGGTCGCGATTGATCCCATTTTGATCACCACACTGATCACGACCATTTTGCCGATGCTGGTACAATGGTTTCAGTCCTGCCGGGATCGGCGAAAACAACAGGACCAGACGCCGCAGCAGCAGATTGCAGCGGCACACGCAGAGCCGAAGGCGCGGGCCAAAAACGTGGCAGCCCTGCAGACGCGCATTCTGCAGGAGTGCAAACGCGGGGCCGTTGCAGAACGCAAACGAGCACGCCAGACCGGTATTCCGGCGGACATCGGGCGATTCGCGATTGACTATGATTCGGCTGGCCGACTTGCGGACAAGATTCACAGTGAGGCAGCGACCATGCCAGCCAAAGACGCGGCTGCGTTGTGCGCTGAGTGTGGCATCACATGAGACTCATCCTGCTGCTGCTGACAATGCTGCAGGACGGCAACGCGATTGAGTTCCCCGAGCCTCCTGCACCTGCGCCGGTTGTGGTCGATGACACGCAGCCACAGCCGAGCGTAGACACGTTTGCCACGGACCAGCTATACCTGATTCAGTCGGACATCGCACTCGTGATTCTGGCATCGCCTGCAGGCGTCTTGCAGGTCACACCAGCCAAACAGGGCAGCGTGATTTTCTCTCGGTTTGCGGGCGGCAAAGGACTTGAGGAACGGCAGGTCACGAGGGCGAACGGTTACGTGGTCAGAGGACTGGCGGCAGGCACAGCGGAGTTGCTGATTTTGCCTGCTGGATCTGCGGACGTGACGGATTTGCGGCGGCGAATCCTGAATGTGACGGCAGCCCAAACGACACCACCAGACCAGCGACCACAGCCACCTGCGGATGACGTTGCCGTCGCATTCCGCGCGTATGAGACCGCATGGCGACAGGCACAATCCGATCTGGCCGACAGGCTGGATTCGGGCGAGATCACGTCTGAGAAATTGGCAGCGGATTGGTTCGCCACGGCGAACATTGAGGCACGCAAGCAGGCATTCCTGCCACTGTTGCGAGCTGAAGCCGTGGCATTTGGCGGCGAGAACTGGACAGCGGAAAAGCACTCGCAATACATCAGGAGGTACAGCCGTGGCAGAACCAGCGGCATTACTCGCACTGCCAACTGATGAGGAGCGTGAGGCGGTCAGCCGATTGAGATCGGTGCGCGTGAAGGCGTCCGATTTCTCGGGCTATTTGGACGTGTTGAGAGATCCGGCGAACAGCCCGCTAAACGTCATGCAGGTGGAGACGCAGCGGCGCAACGATTGTCAGGGCAACGCAGCCGCGAACGGGGCGGAATGCCGGACGTGGTACGTCAGCGGACGGCAGGCCATGCCAGTGCTCAGCGAGATCTACGCCTACAATGCGTCAGAATACGCGATGGCACCATCGAACGTTGGCGGAGATCGTGGCACGAGCATACACAGCGGAGTGCGTGTGCAGGTCGAGGGCCTTCCGCGGTTGGGTGTTGGGCCGGGGATCTGCACTGAAGCTGATTGGCCGTATTCGAGATATTGCCGGCGAGCCAGCGAATTCGAGAGATACGCGAAGGACTTGCAAACAGAGAACTGCAACGTTACCGAAGTGGGCGATATGCCGGATTGGGATGACATGTTGGCAGCGTTAGCAGCAGGAGCCACAGGCCACATCGGAACGAAGTGGGGCGTCGACTGGCAACAGGTGCCGGGTGCGCCGAAAAGGGTTATGGACAGAATGCCCCTCAGCGGGGGCGGACACGCAACCGAAATCATCTGGGCGGTTGAGGTTCGCGGGCAGTGGTATCTGGCGGTGTGGAACAGCCACGGTGACGGCTATTACCTGATGAGCCGGCGATGTTACGACCAGTTGCAGAAGGTCAAGTGGGAGC